TACGGTGGAGCTAAGGGGACTCGAACCCCTTCCTGACCTGCGGTTATGCCGTTCGTCCTGCATGTTTCCGTAGTTCTCCGCACCCGATTTCACATTGGGTGAGCCGTTCTGAGGCAATGTGTTGGCAGTGCCAACACATCACCCCGCACATTCCTGTGTCCAGCCGGTCGTCCCGTCAGTGAACATCGTCGTCCCCTTCTGATAGACCGGATCATCCATGCAGTAGGCGATGGCCTTCTCTGGCAACGCGGTTGGCGGCCCCGTTGGTGCGCCCGTATATCCGACGGGAGGGTCAGCTTCAACCGTCTCCTCAACCGTCTCTTCAACCGTGGGCTCGGGTTCAAAGGTTGGAGTGGGGGTCGGTGTCGTCGTAGTTGGCTCGACAACAGGCGCAGGAGGTGTTCGCTGCGGCAAGACACTGAAGTCGCCAAACCAGTTGGTCGACCCAAACAGGGTGAAAGTGCCCGACTTGAGTGCCGCGGCAGGCATCGCGAACCCCCAAGACACATCCGCGGTCGAGCCTCCACGGAATACGCCTTCGACGCCGGGATCTAAGTCCTCGAGCACGGTGTAATCAACCGAGTCGTGACCTTCGGGTACGAATGTTGCCATCGGCTCCCAGTTGGCGACGTCGGCTCCAGTGTTCGCCGCTTGCCCGTAAAGCACGGTGTAAACGACCGGCGTACTCGCATCAGCGTCGGTGTAACTACCCCATCCGGTGAGCTTGAACTTCACCCCATCGTCAAACGTGACCTCATCGGTGGGGGCGTGAATTGCCGTGCCGTCCTCGGTCGATGGGGCTGCGGAAGATGCGGTCTCGTTGTCGCCTCCCTCGCTCGAGCAACCCGCCAGGATCAAGGCGGTGGCACCAACCACTGCGATGAGTGTGCGTTTCATGTCAGGTCTCTCCTCTGTGTACGGGCTGTCACCCGCTCGGATCGTATGCGCCGCAAACGATTTACCAATTGTGGATAGGACTCTAGCGCCTCGGGATCGTCGATGATCAGGTTCAGCCGCCGGTAATACCTGATGGCAGACACCTCAAAGCGACGCACAATCTCCGTCTCTTTGTTGCCACGCTGGTACCACCACAAGGATTCGAACTCCAAGTACTCGCGGTCACGGTCGTTCATGGCGCCCAACTCCATTCGTCACCAAGCCGGTGCTCGAGCTCGGCCACCTCGATCGGCCCCAGTCCGCGCATCCGAAACTCCAGCGTCGGAACGTCCACCCACAGTTCGTCGGCCAGTTGGACTGGAGTGGGGTGTCGATGCCACCGGAAGGCGTCAACCAGTGCGTCCAACGGAATAAGACGCCGTGACGCTATGTCGTTCACGATCTCCTCCTCTCGGCGCGCGGCAGCGTCCCCAGCGGGTAATGGCCCGCGCTCAATGTGAACGATCTCGTGGGTCAACGTGCACCGCCGCTCAGCTTGCGTCAGCGTCGAGCACAACCAGATCCGGCGGCCTCGCACCAGCCCCATCCGAGATGCGTGCAGCTCGTGCCTACACGTCACCTCCAGGTCGGGATATTGATCGCGGAGATGCCGCCACGGATGCCATCGAGGGATCTGAGTCGTCATGTCCCGGACCGTAGGGCCAGGGTCTGACAAAACCTGTGCTGACCTCGAATTACACGGATGTCATTCTTCCGTGGGCTGGCCCTTCTTGTAGCCGGGTGGCGTCTCACGGGCCGCCACGTCCTCGTCGTCGAGCGCGGGCGGTAGATCGTCAAGGTCTTCGCCTTGATCTGTCGGATTCAAGGGATGGACATTGTCGTGATGCTGGCGGTCGCCAGCGTCGGCCTCCTTGTGCGACGGGGCGCCCGATGCTCCCGGCGTCTTGGCCGGCGAATCAGTGGCGGGTGCGGTTCGTTCTGCATTGGGGTCAAACTCCTTCGTTAGATCAGCTAGGTCTTGCCGTATGAAACTGATGGCAGCCACGGGGCCACTCAGCGCGTTGATCAAGTCCAGTCGAAGCGTCTCCGTTTCGCTCTGTATGGCAACGCTTTGGGCCACGTCGATTGAAGACTGAAGAACGTTGAGCATTTTGCGGATACGGACGAGCGGCGATGTCTCTGGATCTAACTCGCCGTAGGCGGTGATGACGTCGTAAAGCGAGTCCTGGCGGGTGCTCCATCCCCGCTCATCTAGAAGCTTCCTAACGTCGCCGCCACGGACAGGGTCATCGACGACCGATTCTCCCTCCTTCGGAACAGGATCTCCGCCGGCAAGCGTCCGAGCCGCGCTCCCTTTAGTCCATCCCAGGCTGTGATCCAGCTTGCTAAGTGTTGCGATCGTCATCCCAACTGGTGCACCTTCCAAGATCTTTCGGAGCGTCGTATCGCTGGGGCCACCTCGCTCACGGATAGCCGCCTGCGTTAGCCCGAGTTCGGCCATGCGTTTCCGGACGTGCCGAGAGAAGTACTCGGAGTTGAGCAATGTCGTCATGCCGAAAGTGTCGCAGATTTTTTCGGCAAACCTCGGGATGGGTTGGCAAACGACAAGCAGGTAATTCGTTTCGCCTTGGCATCCCGAACACTCATCGACGCTGATGGAGGCGGTTTGCCACTTTCGGATCGGTTTCGTTAATTCGGTTTGCCTTCGGGTTTCTATGGTGTACCTTCGGACACATGCCAACGGAAACCCAATCGCGGCGGTACTCGCGCCAACGAAATCCGAAGGTGCCGCCTCACGTGTCGATCGCGATAGTGCGGCGCCTTTCGGGGCTGACACTTGATGAGGTTTGCGACCGGATAGAGGAGATCACCGGCGACCGACCCACCAAGGGCGCGTTGTCTGCAATTGAGAACGGTCACCGGGGCGCATCACTGCAGCTGATCACTGCGCTTGAGCAGGCGTACCAGCTGCCCGCAGGCTCCATCTCGACCACGTATCAACCACGTCAAGCGGCGGTGGCGTGATGCCGGCCCACCACGACCTTGTCCAGATCCCAGTCCCCGGGACCGACCGCGAGATCGTCGCGACGCAGGTTGATGGCCGCGCTCTGGTCTCGCTGCGCCACGCTTGTGAGGCGATTGGTCTAGCCACCGACTCGCAGCGCCGCAAGCTGAGCAGCAGGTCATGGGCAACCGTCACCCAGCAGGTGTCGGTTGCAGAAGATGGCAAGGCGCGGGAGATGACAATGATCGACCGACGCACATTCACTATGTGGCTGGGCGGCATAGACGAGAACCGGGTTAAGCCTGAGGCTCGGCCAGTCCTCATCGCGTTTCAGGCCGAGGCTGCCGACGCGCTCGACTCCTACTTCTCGACAGGAATCGCCGTCGCCACTCCGGCGAACTTGTCTCAGTTCGACATCCTCCGCGCAGCTATCGACCGCATTGAGGAATCAGAGCGAATCGCTACTGAGGCAAGGACTATCGCGGAGCGTGCCGAAGCACGCCTCGACGGCATTGAGGGTCACCACGACTGGTTCTCGGCTCTTGGCTACGCGAAGCTGAACGGCCTCCCCACGTACGAGAAGTTCCTCCGCAAGCTTGGTAGCTGCGCATCGATGATCGCGCGTACCCACGAGATCCAGCCCGACAAGGCGCAGCACGCCCATTACGGCACGGTCAACAGCTACCCCGTGTGGATCTGGAAACTCGCGGCTGACGGAATGGGTGCCCAATGACTCTCGGCAGGCCAGGTGCGGAGCGGCATGGCACGGCGCGTTATGGCGGTTCACGGTCCGGCAGGCGGGGCATGGAACGGTTTGGCAAGTCTGGTCTGGGTTTGGCTAGGCACGGCAGGGCAGGCAAGTCAAGGCTCGGAGCGGCTAGGCACGGCTCGGCAAGGCGTGGCAGGCATGGCGTGGCGACGACCGGCTGGGCGTGGTTTCGCGCGACATGGCGCGGCCGGCAAAAGACAACCCCGGTGCTGTGAACACCGGGGCCGCAATAGATATCAGCAATCCAACTGACAACAGGAGTGTATCAAATGACTGAACGTATCGAAATCACCAAGATCGCGTCCGAGACCATGATCGTCCCGATCAAGGGCACGGCGCCCCTGATCGTGCACAACTTCTCTGAGAAGTCGAAGCGCCAGATGCTAGACGCGCAGCAGGGGAAGAAGAAGGTGAAGGAAGTTCGTGATCCGCAGGCCGAGTACGAGGCCGCGTTCTATCGAATTGCGAACGAGGACAACGGTGATGAGTACGGGTTCCCGGTGACGGCGTTCAAGGCGGCGACGATCGGTGCGGCCAGGTTCTACGACAAGTCAGTCACCATGACCTCGCTCCGGCAGTTCATGTTCATGCACGGACTCTTGACGAAGGCTGATCCGCAGCAGTTGGTGAAGATCATCGGCGAGCCGTCGTTCCGTGAAGATGTTGTGCGGCTTGGCGGTCCGTCGCGGTCGGCTGACCTACGGTACCGGCCGGAGTTCCGGGACTGGTCCGCCGAACTGAAGGTCACCTACGTGACCAGCTCCCTCTCGAGGGATTCGGTTCTGTCTTTGATTGACGCAGGCGGTCTCGGTATCGGCGTCGGAGAGTGGCGTCCCGAGAAGCGCGGCGAGTTCGGGACGTACGAGATTGACCAGACGAAAGACATCGAAATTCTCCCGAGGTGATGGAAGTGGTTGGCGTTACTGAACTCTGTGGGGATCGGGTTCAGTCACGCCCTCGGCAGGCTAGGTGCGGCAGGTCCCGATTTGGCAGGTCACGGTTTGGCATGGCAGGGCAGGCATGGCACATCGCGTCATGGCTAGGTTCGGCACGGCGTGTCTCGGCAAGGCAGGCATCGGCAGGGCAGGCAAGGCGCGGATCGGTTTGGCATGGCCCGTCTCGGCAAGGCCCGGCAGTCGCGGCACGGCACGGAATCATCACAGTGACAGAAGGATTCAACAATGAGTGACCTCAGAAGCACACTCACAAGCATTTACCAGGACCGGGGCGAACTCACGCCACAGACAGTCGTGGATGTAGCTCGACCTGCTGACCACCCACTGCACAACAGGTTCGAGTGGAACAACGACGTGGCTGGCGAAGCCTACCGCCGCGTCCAAGCGCAAGAACTGATTCGGTCGGTGAAGATCACCTACGCCGAGACCCCGCAGGGTGACAGGCGGTCTGTCCGCGCCTTCTCATCGCTTCACGAATCGGTCGATCCGCAACGTGAAGGCTATGCGCCGACCGAAGAGCTCATCGAAGATCCTCTCACTCTCAAGATCCTGCTGCGCAACTGCCAGCGCGACATCGAGACGATAAAGCGGAAGTACGGGCACCTCAAGGAGTTCGGCGACCTCCTTCGCAAGGCGGCATCATGACCGACCCCGTCAGTGCCGGACAAGCAGGCGCTGAGTACGTCATCAATTCCGCTTCAATGCCTGCGGCCACGCCGATCCTGGACTCACTCAACGCAGTTCGAATTGCGGAGGAGGAACTCAGGAAAACTCTCACGGAGGTCTACAGGCGGAGAGAGGATCTGGCTGAGGCCAAACGTGTGGCTGCCTCCTTCCTTGATGACACCAAGAAGGAGTTCGGCTTATGACGCCTTTCGATGGTGACCAGCACCTATTCGATCGCCGGTTCGCCGAGATTATCGACGCTAACACCACCGACGCCATCGACTTTGACCTTGGACCGATGCGTGCCGTGGTCATCACCCTCGCAGGCTCGGTCACATTCTGGGTCGTCGTCGGCGTCATCGTGTGGGTGGTCCTGTGATGTCGACCGAAGACCTTCAACTAGATGCAGTTGTTGAACTCGGCAATGCTCGCCGGGACCTCGCCGAGGCTGTCCGCAAATTTTGGTACGCCGACGGCCCGTACAACGCTGTCGCCGAACAGGTTCAGCGCTACGACGTCGCCAGGTCCATCGTCCTCGCAAGGAGCACAGCATGACTGACACCACTGAAACATTCAGCGTCGCTGAGGGTGCACGCCGGCTTGGCATCACCGAGTCCGGCTACTACCGAAAGCTTGGGCGCCGTGAATGGCCGGGTCGGAAAGTCTGCAACCGTTGGCGGCTCACCGAAGCTGACATTCAACGCGCTCTGGACATTTGCTACCAGCCACCGAGGGATGACACCGCTCCCCCACCGCCCGCGAATGGACTGTCAAAGCGGTCCACCCTTCTCAAAAACGTTTCCTGAAAGGCATTCCCATGAGCGACTATCCGCTCTACATCAGCCCCATCTCCAACTACTTGGGGTCCTGCGCGATCGTAATATCCATCGGCGTCATGATCCTCTACGGGTTGTCGTACACGCCGCCTGACTTCGACTACCTCGCTGTGGATGGCGACCGGATCGAGGTGCGGTCATGAGCGCCGAGCACAGCAGCGAGACCGTGGGCGAACTGGTCGATCTCGGTGACGACAAACGGGTGGGGCACGCATTCGGAACCGAATGGCTCATGCGCGTCATGGCGACCGTGGGCGTCGAGACCTGGGAGAAGGTGCCTGGCGCCAGACTTCTCGTGCTTTATCCGAAGCCGGGACACTGGGGGCTCTCACCGGTAGGGATCGCGAACATCGACACCGGCAAGGCGCTGATCTTCAAAGAGCTGGCGGCTGAGTTCTTCCCCGAATCGACGGTGTCCTGATGTTCTTCGATTGCCCGCCAGCAACTTTCAAGCCCCGCATCGCACCGGACGGATGGAGCGACACCAGCCCCGGCGTCCACTTCTGGTCGGTCACCACAGGCGGCGACTTCCGACTGTTCGACAACCTCGGCCAGGCATGCGACTTCATTCGCAGGAGGACGCCATGACCGACACCCCCACCACCCACGGCACAGGCATCACGCACCTCGAATGCCAAGTCTGCTGCCGCCAATCCGCAACCCTCACGGTCAACGTCGTCACCGGTATATGCGACAACTGCGCTGAGGTCACCACCACACTTCCGAAACGCGAGGTCTAAATGCTCCATCTCACCCGAACCCACAGCGGGGCAATCAAAGACTGCCGCGATGGTGTACCCCTCGCCGACGCGCAACTCAAGGACGAGTTCAATCCCTGCGGCGCCCTCGATCCACATCCCGAACACCTCCGCGGGGACGACACCCACCTCACTTGCACGATGTCCGGCCGCAAGCATGCCGGAGCGCACAAGGCATTCGGCTTCGGAAACAGGCTCTACGAGTGGGCGAATGAGGCGTCGGCATGACTCTCCACGAATACCCCCACCTCGAACAAGGCTCGGAGGATTGGCTGGCAGCACGCCGGGGCCTGGTCACGGCATCGACTGTCGGCAACCTCATCACCACCCGCAAACTGTCGGCCATCGACTACGACTGCCCCAACTGTGGTGCACCGAAAGACGAACCGTGCGTTGGCAAGAGGCCACCTCGGGCAGCCATTGCAACCAAGCACGCAGAACGGGCGGAGGTTGCGCGTACCAGCAATTCCGGCACCGTGTTCGAGGTGGCCAGCAACGACAAATCCCAAGCACTCACGTTGGCTCTCGTCGCTGAACGCATCAACGGCTGGTCTGAAGAGTCCTACGTCAACGACGACATGATGCGCGGAATCCTCGACGAGCCCATCGCTCGAAACCTCTACTCCAAGCACTTCGCACCAGTCACTGAGACCGGGTTTATGGTCGAGGATCGCTGGGGATTTCGTCTTGGCTTTTCGCCGGATGGATTAGTGGGTGACGACGGGCTCATTGAGATTAAGAGCAGGAGGCCAAAGACTCAGGTCGCGACCGTCCTCGCTGGACATCCGCCGGTCGAGAATGTTCCTCAACTCCAGGCGGGACTCCTCGTCACTGGCCGAAAGTGGCTGGACTACGTGAGCTTTGCCGGCGGGATGAATCTCTTTGTGACCCGCGTCTACCCGGATCAGCGATGGTTCGAGGCCATCATCAAAGCGGTCCGCACATTCGAAGCCAACGCAGCTGAGATGCAGAGGCTGTACCAAGAGGGCATCGAAGGCATGCCGATCACCGAGCGCCGGGTCGAGCAGGAGATGGTGATCTAAATGGAGCGATTCTGGTCAAAGGTGCAGAAGTCGAACGGTTGCTGGTTATGGACGGCGCATCGAGATGACAGGGGATATGGACGATTCGGCTTCAATGGGAAGCACCACAAAGCGCACCGACTCGCTTACGCCTTCACGTATGGAGAGATCCCTCCCGGCGCGCACATTCTGCATGACTGCGACAACCCGCCTTGCGTAAATCCCGAACACCTCCACATTGGGACCCATACCGACAATATGAGGGAACAAAGGCAGCGAGGGCGAAACTACTACTTAAACAAGACTATTTGCAAACACGGACATCCTTACGATGCTGCGAATACCTACCCGCGTCCCAATGGAGGGCGTGATTGCCGGACTTGCAGGGCCGCCGCGAAGAAGAGATACCGGGAGCGAATTGCTCAGTCACGAAAGGCCGCCTAATCCATGGACATCACCGAAACAACCGCCCCCCGCAGTGACCAACAGAACTTTGATGACTACGCAACGACTTCGCGGACTGTCACGGTCTCCGAGGTCCGCGCTGGCACCGCCGAGCAACCCGTCGAGATTCATCTGGTCGAGTTCCCCGGCAGGCCGTTTAAGCCATCAAAGACTGTGCGCCGGATCCTGGTCGCAGCATGGGGACCCGAGGCTTCGAACTATGTTGGCAGGCGCATGACCCTGTATGGCGATCCGACTATCAAGTTCGGCGGACAAGTCGTTGGGGGCATACGGGTTTCGCATCTCAGTCATATAGACAAGAAGCTGACCTTGCATCTCACGTCGACTCGCGGCAAGAGGTCGCCTCATGTGATCGAGCCTCTCCCCGCCGGCCCACCCCTCATCACCGACGACCAGGCCGCGGAGATCGCCGACAAGATAACGAGGGCCGACGACCGAGCAGCATTGGATGAGATCGGCGTCCAGCTCAAAGGTTTCGACCTCGGCGCACACAAAGCAGATCTTCAAGGGCTGTGGAAGTCGCGGGCTGGAGAACTCGCGGGGAACGAGGGTCAGGGATGAGCGACATACTCGTTCGGCGCGCCCGTCATCGAAGCGGAACGCGAACAGGGCGTGGAGGCCTGCACTACTGGAACGTCTATGACTATCGAGGTCCGAAGGTGTTCATCCAGCAGTTCACGTTCTCGTTCTACAGTGCCGCGCTGAACGCCGCCATCGCCCTGTCTCGCAATGACCCGATCAAGCCGCACGGACTGTTCGGCGTCCAACGCATTGAGCATGGGTCGCAGCAAGATCCGAGGGCTGCATCGTGACTCTCCCCCTCCTGTCGCTCATCCCGGCGTGGCTCATCGTCGTCGGCACCTACACCTGGCACGTCATCAACCACGCAACACCAGCATTTTTCGGAATCGAGGGTATCTCATGATCGACTGGGTAGAACTCACACCGCAAGGCCGCCGATACACACGAGGCACGCTCGAAGTGTTCGTCGGAGACGAAGACGACAGTGACCCCGACTACCTAACGGTGGATCCGAACTGGTACTGGCGTGCGAAAGGGAAGAACGGCCAGAAGTCAGCGCAGAGCGAGGGATACACGCGCCGCGGTGACGCGGTCAGGGCGTGTACGGACCACCACTCAGCCCGTTTCATCAACCCACTGGCAATCCGAAAGACGGTCGTCCCCTGGCGTCTGGTCGTCTTCAACCGCGACGGCTCGATAGCTCGCGAAGGGTTGGTGTACTGATGCCCGATTTCAACTGGTGGCAATGGACCCTCGTCGGCGCCGGCTCACTCATCGCGGTGATTGTGGTCGGTTCGGTCGTCATGGTCGTCAGCCTCCTCCGCAACAATCCTGATTCCGAAAAGGAGGACTGGTGATGGCGAGCCACGACAAAGTGCCCATAGCGCCCGTCCACCAGCACGTCACACAGCTCATGGCGTGGGGCATGGATGCGTTCATGATCGCCCACGCGACAGGCGAATACGTGACCAACTCAACCATCACGAACATCCGCAGCCAGCGATACGGCAACGTTCTGGCCGATGTGGCTGAAGCTGTCCTCGCGGTCGGACCTCAACCAGTCCCCTACTGCCCCATCGTTTTGTCGATCGGCACGCAACGGCGGATACGTGCCCTTGCCAGACGTGGCTGGACAGCCGCGCAATTCGAAGAACTCGCCGACCTTCCATCCAAGACGGTCTCTCAGATCATGAACCGGAAGACGGTCCGCTACTCCACGTGGCTGCAGGTCCGCGACGTGTACGAACCACTGTCGGCGTCCCCTGACATGGGACCTTCCTTATTGGCGGCCGAACGATCCAAGGCGAAGAAGTGGCCTACTCCTATGGACTGGGAGGTGGTGGATATCGACCACCCCGGTCAAACCCCTGACCGTGCTCGATCACTGCCTGAGCTGGACGCTGAGGACCGCCGCGAACGTGTGTGGGCGCTGACCCGTCAAGGCTATTCAGCTGCGGTGATCGCGATCAGGCTGGGCATAACGGAACGCACTGTGTGTCGTGATCGTGCGTTGGTTCGTACCTACTCCGATGAGTTGAGGTCGGCATGAGCGACCCGGCGATCCTGCCCGCGATGAGAGCCCTACTGTCCTGCCCTGGCATAACCCACCGGGAAGTTGCTATCGCGGCTGCCCGTGAGGCCCTGGCACCACTTCGCGAGCTGCACAAAGCCTTCGGTGTCTACGGAGACGACTGCGACCACGAGTTGGACACCGGTGATGACAAGCACAGGTATGTCGAGGAGTTCGGCTGGACCTGCGACTACATGTACGACATCTGCATCGAGTGCTGCACCACGAGCGGCTATCAGACCGAGGACTGCGCGACCTACCACGACCACGGTCCAGGCAAACCGATCTGTGCCACAGCGAAACTCATCTACCCGAGCGAGGAACTATGAGCACCCGCCACTCCGGCCTGTTCATCCGTGCCGGCCTCGCAGCCATCGCCCTCGGCGTGATCGCGGTCAGCCTCGGGGTGGCCATGGGGTTGGAGGAGGAGTCGTGAACGAGCCGACCATCGCCGCCTCAATAGCGGATCTCCACGAGCGCCTGGACAACGTGGAGGTGAAGCTGTCCCCTCGGTTCTGGTTCTATGGGCCGAATCGCTTCTACGGGATCCGCCACAACGTGTTGCCTTGGCTGGGGAGTGACGGCAACGAGACCTGGTGCCGCAGAACGCTGGTCCTGCCCCTATTCGGCCTAGGCGCGATCATCGTCGGGCTGAAGTGGCACCTACTCGAGGACTGCCTCAAGAGCGCAATCGAGGACGCCTCATGACCCGTCGCCAATCCTCCGACCCGGCCGAGTACCGCCCCCGCCGCAACAACCGTGGCATATCCATCGCCCGATACCCCGGTAGTTGCGATTGGTGCGGAAAGCCTTGGGTGGTCAACCAAACCAAAATCCAGCGGGTCAAGGGCAATGAACTCTGCCTTGACTGCGCAGGGAAGGAATAGCTATGGGCGCCACATTAAGTCGCGGCTACGAACTAGCGAAGGCTATGTCCGTCGCTGCTGAAAACGATTCGGAGACAGCATGATTACCACAGTGACCGTCTATTCAGGGCCGGGCTGCACACGTTGCCAGGTCACCAAGGCGCAATTCCGAAAGCTTGGTATCGCTTTCGTTGAGGCGGAAGCGGCCGACCACCCTGAGATCATCGAGACAGTCGAGAGCCTGGGCCTTGTCCGTCAGCTACCAGTGGTTGTCATCGATCAAGAAGCGGGCGAACAGATGGTGTGGACTGGACTCGACCGAGATGGCATCAAAGCACTACACTACCTCGTCTTGTGCGAGAAGGACGGTGCCGCATGACGATGCCATACATCCTCCGCGTATCCGGATGCGACGACAGCACCACGAAACTCATCGACTTCACGCCCGAGCAGCTCGAAGTCGTTGAGTGGCTGCGCGATCAAATCAACCCTCACGCGGGCGGCTGCAAACCATCCATCGACCTCATCCACCCAGACGACGCCGAAGTCGAGTGGATCAACATGGACGAGGCGCGCAACCCCCTCGTGCTCAACACAGACTGGAGGGCGGACGAATGAACGCCCCCTTCGAAGCGGTCATCGTCACCCGCATCCCCCTCGACGTCACCAGCCGTGAAGTAGCCGACACCCTCGCCCACGACATCGCCGACGACATGGCTCGATCCGCCGGCCAATACGGACTGTACGAACCGCAAATCGAACGGTGCGACGTTGAATGCACTGCGGCGTGGGCGGCGGGTGAGGTGCTGTGAAGCCGCGACTTCTCGACCTCTTCTGTTGCGCGGGTGGGGCTGCGATGGGCTACCACCGTGCTGGATTCGAAGTCGTTGGTGTGGACATCAGCCCGCAGCCCAACTATCCGTTCGAGTTCATCCACGCGGACGCCACCGCGCTTCGCCAGGACCGGGTATATGGCTGTTGGCACGAGGACTCGAACCTCACGTCGCTCCCTGGTCGTAACCCTCGCTGCCTCGGCAAGTTTGACGCCATCCACATGTCGCCGCCCTGCCAGGCATCCTGCGCGCTCACGAAGGGTACGAACAAGGGGCGCGAGCACCCGCAGCTCATCCCGACGATGCGGGAATGGGCTGCCAGCCTGGGCATCCCGACCGTCATCGAGAACGTTCAAGGCTCAGACCTCCGCCGCGACCTCACCCTGTGCGGGGAGATGTTCGGGCTCGGTGTGATCCGTCACCGCTACTTCGAGGTCAGTAACTTCGAGGTCACCCAGCCTGCACACATCAAGCACCGCGGTCGAGTGGCCGGCTGGCGTCACGGCGAGTACTTCGACGGCCCCTACGTAGCCGTGTACGGCGACGGGGGTGGCAAAGGCACTGTCGCGCAATGGCAGCAAGCAATGGGTATCGACTGGACTAACGACCGCAAGGAACTCGCAGAGGCCATCCCTCCGCGGTATGCGGAGTTCATTGGCCGCCAAATCATGGCCCACATCCAGGCGGTGGCCGCATGAACCACCCCACCCTGTTCCCCACCGAAGCCGAACTCGCAGCCACCCAACCACGACTGTGCTGGGTGTGCTCGAACGTGGTCCAGGACAAGCCTGACGGGTGCGATCGGGCGTGCATGGGGAGGTCGAGCAATGGCTGACTGGCCCCGCTGCACCGGATGCAACTCCAGGCTCAATTCTTGGAGGATCACTCTCTGCCACAACTGCACGAGACCCGTTGTGGCGCAACCGAAAACGCACCCCCGACTGGTAGAATCGGACGAGGCCGACCGGGATGCGTCAACATCCCAACCGGCCTCTGACCATCCTCATCTGGACTTAGCAGAAAGGAGGGCTAGTGATGGATTCTAGCCTCCAGAAATCTCCCTTTCACGGCGAGGAAGGCCCGCAGCACCCGGTGGGCTGGTACCGCACATTGGAGGAGAACTACGCCCGCTATTACCTCGGATTCCCAGACAACCCCAGCAAGGGTGACGAGTGGACAGCTGAGGATGGCAGTCGGTGGACCTACCAGCTCAACACTCAGTGGTGGGACATCACCCACGGCGCTGAGGGCGGCACCATTGAGGATGGTCTAGTTCGATCCAAGATCCTGGACTTCGAGGAGATTGCGCTCTACTCGAATCTTTGTCCCATAGAAGTCTCTCGCAGCGGCGAACTGCAGCCCTGCGACAAGCCGACAATCGCACTCCGGTACGTCGACGCCTACGACGGCACACACCACGCCACACCCGTCTGCGTGAACCACTGCCGTAAAGGCGAAATGGTCAACCTCAGCCGGATCTTGGAGAGGCCGGGTGCCTGAATGGGCAAAGAAGGCAGCCGTAAACACGCACAGCTCCTCAAAAGGATTTGGCGCGACCCACATTGGAAGTCACTCCCCGTGGACGCTCAGTGGTTATACGAGGCGCTCATCTCTCAGGACACCACCAACTTCGCCGGCGTCATCCCCTTGACCGATCGGAAGTGGTCGAACCTCGCCGACGACATGACCCGCAACCGCATCGAAGCCGCCCTGAATCGTCTCGAGCGTGAACGATTCATCCTCATCGACTGGGACACCGAAGAGGTTTTGATCCGCACATACGTCCGCAACGATGAGCTGTGGAGGCAGCCTCGGATGATGCGTTTGGCGCTCGGGCAGGCCGAAGAATTGCAATCCGAAACCCTCCGAATGGCGCTCTCAGACGAGCTTGTGAGGCTCGTTCCGATGGTCGCGAACGCATCTGCCTCTGGTGTACCTGAGTCAGCCTGGCCAGAATTGGCCACTCAGACACAGTCCGTCGCAAACGCCCTGGTCAAAGGACTTGAACACCTAGGAAATCCTAGGCAGAACCTAGGTGTCGAACAGGATCCACCAGGTGGAGGGAGCAACGGTGCCGGTGTAGTAAGTAGTAACCACATACACCGGCACCAAGCACCAAGCACCGACACCGCGCACCACGAGTTTCCGCCTGAGCCGCCGATCGACAACTCCGAGCCCATCGAGATCGGAACGAACGCGCGCCCAACCAAGCCCGCCAAGCCCTCATCGCCGGAGCTGTCGTTCATCCGCCTGCACGTCGGCCAGCAGCTGCCCCGCGACATCGAAGCCCAACTCGTCACCGAAGTCCGCAAGCTCTCCAGCTTCGACAGGCCTGTGATCGAATCCGCGCTCCAAAACTGGGCTACCCGTGACTGCTCCCCCAAACTGCTTTCAAATCTCGTCAGCGACGAGCTCAAGAGGCGAAGACGGCCCGCGGAATCCAGGACGCTCACCACCCGTGAACGCAACGTCATCGAAGGCGAACTTCTCAAAGACAACCCGGACCCACATCTCCTCGCCCAATACGGCATCAACCCGTCGAACACCCCGACCCTCAAAGCCATCCCGGGAGGCATCTCGTGACCGTCTGCAGCACCTGCTCCGCCGAGTGGGGCGGAATGAACACCGCCCACTGCGCCAGATGCCACACCACATTCACCGGAATCACCGCTTTCGACGCCCACCGTCGCGGAGGCATATGCATTCCCGCTGAATCAGTAGGTCTCTCGCGGACTAACAGGGCCTACCCCTGTCACGGGTACCCCACTGACGAATCTGACCGCTGGTGGGCGAATCAGGGATCGAAAGCATGAACCGAGACCAAGTCGTCCAACTGCTCCAAGTCGTCACCGCCTACGACAACCGCAAGCTCGACCAAGTCCTCGTCGCAGCCTGGAACGAATCAGCCACACGGGGTCACTGGGAATTCGAACCTGCACTCAATGCCGTTCACGATCACTACGCCGGATCGACAGCGTGGATCATGCCCGGACACGTCACCGAGCGGATCAAAGCCAAATCACGGCAACCAGCACCGGCCGCCGAGGTGCTTGAACTCGACAAGCCAATCGCCAGTCCGGAACGCCGAGCCGAACTCATGGCCGAGATCCGAAAGATCGCTGACCGGAAGGCCGTCAAATGAACACCGACCAGTTGCTCGACGAGATCGACGCCCTCGTGGACGCCCAACTCGAAGGCGGGGAACCCGAAACCGGCTTTGACTTTGATGATCCCGACCACCCGCGCTGCCCGCATTGCGACCGCGACTGGCACGGGTTGGCGATCACCGAGCGCTTGGACGGGATGCGATGGCGGGGGGCGGTTGACGCTGACTACCGCTACAGCGAAGACGAATCACCCGTCTTTTGCCCCGGATCCATGTTCATCGGGCCGCGAGCCCCGCTGAGTTACGAGTTGCCACGCTGCCCACACAGGTGCTCGAGGCCATGGCATCAGGAGTCAAACGACATCTGCCCAGGATCAATGCACCTCGGACCACGACGGCCCCGTAAGGGCGAGATTCCGCCGACGCCTGAGCAGATCGCATCCGCCTGGGCTCAGGTCACAGTCTCGATCCGAGAACTCGCAGACAATCTCAAAGAGGCGTTCGCTGGGTTCGCTAAGGCGACAGAGGCTTTCGGGATCAAATCGGAGCCCGAATCACGCCTCGACGATCAAGGCCGACCCAGACTGCCAAGACCATCCTCCACGCCACCCATGTGGGCGAATGACGTCACTCGGTCGAGGAGGCGGCGATGAGCGGCCTCGACGGATTGACCTTCACCCCCGGACGAATCCAGTTCTTCATCCCCGGCCGCCCTGCACCCCAAGGCAGCAAACGGCACGTCGGCAACGGAGTGATGATCGAGTCATCCAAGAACATCAAGGGCTGGCGTACCACCGTCGCAGAGCTGGCCTATAGCGAGTTTCCGGCCGGCCCCATCCCACGACCCTGGGCAGTCGCAGTCGGGCTTGCGTTCGTCATGCCGCGGCCAGTCTCCACACCCAAGACCCGAGCGACACCCGCCGCGATCAAAAAACCTGACATCGACAAGATCACGCGGGGAGTTCTCGACGCCTTGACTGGCGTGGCATATCAGGACGATTCGCAAGTCATCACCATCCACGCAACGAAACGGATCGCTGAGATCGGCGAAACAACAGGCGTTGCAATCACGGTGGAGGTTCAGGGGAAATGACGGTCTGCAACAGCTGCAATGAGCCCATCGACCGGTCCGACCTACTCGCCGGCATCTGGGTACACCGACAGTTCGGAAACCTCTACTGCCGCAGCAACTCCAGCCAGATGGCTATCCCGCATGTCAACAGCAACGAACGGAAGGCAGCATCGTGAACGACGTCGCTACGGAATGGACGCGAGTGGGCAACGTCGAGATCTTCCGCGAACGCGTGTACCCAATCGACCCAGACGGTGTGTGTGGCGCCGGCACGGATATTTTCGTCAGTCCCGGCACATATCCCTTGTACCGCAAGGGCGATGCGTACTGCTGGCTCATGACCGGCCGAGTCAATGAGCGGATCGAGAAGGTCGGCGACGGGCTGTTCTTGCTCAACCAGGGCGACCGCGGTACCGGACTTGAAGTGCAGTTCCCGTCGCGGACGTTCGGTCCCGAGCAATTCGCAGACCTGATGTCGGACCCTGGTGTGCAACCGGGGCCGGAGCGGCGATTGGAATTCACGATCCACACGGAGGACATCAAGTGACCACACGTGTCCCGAAACCAAAACGCAAAGTCACCGCCAACAAACTCAGGCAAAACCTGTACTGGCTCAGCCAAGACTGGATCCACCTCTCACGCACACTCCCCACACCAGCCAGCCCCGAAGGACGCCAATCCAACACCCGCGCCTACGGACACCCCGCCGAATGGGCATCCGACCAATGCGCCAAAATCGCTGACCTCATGTGGAATTGGCATGACCTCGTCGCCGACCGCAGAGGCGACACCCCACCAGCGCCACCAGTCCTCCATGGCAGACGTGTACGCCGGGAACAAGACGTCATTGTCGCCGCCTGGCGATACCTCGAACCCCGCCTCGAAGACATACTCGCCGAGACCATTCCCTTCCCCCAACTTCACGTCCCATACCGCTGGGAATGGGCCATCGACGACGAAGCATTCCAAGAGATCTTCGACCTCCACCGTCACATCCGAAACCGCACCGGCCAATCCCACGCCAAGATGATCCTCCCTATGCCATGCCCCAACCTCGACTGCGGAATGCTCGCCCTCGTCCGAGCACAGGGCATGGGCCAAGACTTCGTTATCTGCGGGGCATGCGGATATACCGTCCCCGATCGCCACTACCGATTCCTCGTTGACGTCCTACTCGACACGCTGACGCAAGGTGCAGCATGACAAACGTTCCTGTTACCCGTAACATGAACGCAGCGGTAGACCTATGCCCGGAACCCCCGACTGCCAACGCGGTGCGGGGGTTTCGTCGTCTGGAGGCAACGGCCACAATGCACACAGCAGTACTCGCTCCCGAAGGTGTCGATTCACTTGTCCTGGCCAGTGAAGCTGCCGGCTTGTGTGGTGTCGCTGAAGTCACCATCCGACGCTGGGCACACCGCGGATACATCGACCGCACCGGCACCCGGCACACCCTCGCAGTGTCGGGTAAAGACACACGCGGGCGAAATCTGTACCGGCTACTCGACGTCGCGAAAGCCGAACGCGCAACACGCGAACGAGCACGACGCAACTGAACGTGTCTCTGACGCCAGCCAGCGCAGAGACCGCCGCTACAGCGGCATCAACCCAGTCGGCGCCTGGGCATCAACGCCGAACAACCACTCCCCTCGTGGAGGAACTCATGGCACCCGAACTTCAAGTCCTCACCATCCTCGACCTGCTATATGACGCGCAACGAGCGGCCGAGGAAGACGGCATCACTGATGTGGAGTGGGAGGTTCGGCGTCGTCGGGTTGGGATCCTGGAAGCCGAGCTCGAACGGATGAGGACAGCATGAGACTTCCACTGTGGGCTGAAAGCAAGGACGGTCGGACGGTCGATCTGGCAACGTGCAAGAACTGCGGCCAGGTGAAGCTCTTGTCCAACCCATGTGGCTTCGACCACCTTGCTGCACTGATCGAGTTCAAGGCGACGGCAGTATGAGCGTTGAGTGGCAAGGTGACTGCGGAGACGTGGTAGCAGCTCTGATGCCTTCAGTCGTTGAACGACACGTGCTATCGCCGACGAAACCACCGATCAGGGTGAGAGTCTTCGCCAAGGATGTCGTTGACATGTGGAGCGCTGGGCACCGCGACCCGAGTATGGGTTGAGGGACTGCGATGGGTGATCCGCTCAAGTCGCGCATCACTCTCCTGGCAACAGGGAAGGCTCGGTGGGTGAATGATAAGACTGGCGTCGTCTCCATCACTCACGAGGCATGGCATACGCGGTGGAAGTTGGCTGGCCCTCGGGTCTATAGCTGGTGGTGGGTGAAACGGTGGGGCCGCCTCGACTGCGGTTGTACCCGTAACCCTTTGACGCGACGCATGGTCCTTATCAACTCATCGTGCGTCCTCCACATGGGATTCGACATGTGGGCTGATGAGATCGACGGGACTGACGATGGCGGTAACGATGGGTGACAAGGCCGAACGCATCGCCGAACTCGAAGCGCGGCTCGACGCTCAAGCCCTCGAACTCGAACGCATCAACAAACGGCTCGAGCAACTGGAACAAGGCGCAAGGGTTGATAGCGGCAGATCAAGGCAGGAGGGTTGACGATGAGTGAGTACGTCCTCCGCGGCAATGAGGCGCCCGTCGACCTGGACCTAGTGGACGTGGGGGCGTGGTAGATCTCGGCGTGGGATCCCGCATCACGTCAGGGTTTAACGAACCGACCATTGCCTACTTACCCGTCGTGATCCGATCACTCCGGACACTTCAGGTTGAGGCGCTCGAGCGCGACCCCGATGCCTGAGTACGCGAACGGTGGCATCATCCCGCCCGAGGATCTTGAGTCCATTGACTCCATCCTCACCAGGGCGACAGGTTGCACATACCTACGTCACGTTAAGACCAGTGGCGCCGAACTACTCAAGGCCATCAACGCACAAGCAGTCAGCGATGGCGAATAGTCCAGGCGTTGGAGCCTCCGCAGAACTCAACCAGTACTGGACAGTTGGCGAGGGCAGAGCTAAGTGGGCAGGCTCAGCCAAGCCTTACACGACACTGCTCACCCTCCTCACCAAGTACATGCCCAAGCGCAAGGCAGAAGGCTTAGCAGCAAGCTACTTCCACATCGTGTTCGGCTACTGGCCCGGAGATCGCAAGGGAACCAACCCAACTGGACCAGGCTGATGGCCTGGGACGAACGCACCACATCCAGTAGGGTGACAGGCACGAGAGCGTGGACTCAGCTCCGACTCAAGGTCCTTGAACGAGACAATTATGAATGTCAAATAAAAGGTTCAAATTGTTTTGGTTCAGCAAATCAAGTCGACCACAAACGCAACACACAAGCCGGTGGAACAAACGCCGCTGACAATCTCCAAGCAGCCTGCGCCGCATGCAATACACGCAAAGCCCAACAGGAGAGCGTCACAGCACGCACCAACAACCGCCGGCAAGCACAACACCCCGGAACATACGAGCGCCCACCCGGCGCCCTCTGACCCCCAAGGCCTCCACCCCTCCCCCCGGATTCCAATCGGAAGCCGCAACGTACTGGCGCTGCCGCTCGGTACGGGTCTGGATGCCTCTCGAGACCCTGAAGGAAGGTGATTTGCTGATGGCTGGCAAGGGACCTCGCCCGAAGGGTAATGCGATCCGGCGCAATGCCGACCCTGTGGGATTGCGGGTGTATACCGCCGAACCGGTGGCGCAGCCGGATCTTCCCGAGTTTGATGTGCGGATCGAGATCGATGACGTCATGGTGTCGCAGGAGTTCGAGTGGCCTGATGCGACTCGTCGGTGGTGGAAGACGTGGGGCGACGAGCCGATGGCCGAGGACTTCACTGCGACCGATTGGGATTTTCTTCTCGACACAGCGTTGCTTCACGCGAAGGTGTGGGGTCATGGCGATCTGAAGTTGTTGCCCGAGTTGCGTCTTCGTGTCGCGAAGATGGGTGCGACTGGCGAGGATCGGGCGCGTTTGCGGATTACGTATGCCGCGGCCAACGAGGCGGAGAAGAAGAATCGCCCGCCGGGTGGTTCGGCTCGTGACCGCCGGGGTCCGCTGAAAGCGGTCTAGTGCCGTGGAAGCCTTCGGAGCCGAATGAGGTTCCGACTCTTGGTTGGTACGTTCTCGATTGGATGACCGAGTATCTTGCTCGGCCGGCGGTTGAGGAGTATGAGCCGTTTATCCCATACCGCGAGCAAGAGGACTTCATCCTCCGCTGGTATGAGATCGATCCTCTTACGGGACGGTTCCGGTACGGCCGGTCTCTCTTGGGAAGGCCACGTGGCTGGGGCAAATCACCACTGCTTGGCGGCCTTTGCATCGTCGAGGGCATGGCGGATGTGCTGTTCGACGGCTGGGATGCTGACGGTCAGCCGGTCGGCAAGCCTTGGTCGACGGTTCGGACTCCGCTCGTGCATGTTGCTGCGGTGTCTGAGGATCAGACGAGCAACACGTGGCAGCCGATGATGGAGATGCTCCGTGAGGAAGCACCCCTGCATGACACATACAGGGGCGTGGAGCCTTTCGACACGGTTGTGAACTTGCCCCGCGGGAAAATCGAGAAGCGAACGAGTTCGGGGCGGACTGTGAAGGGCGCACCTACCACCTTCGCGGTTCTAGATCAGACCGAGGAGTGGGTGCCGTCGAACGGCGGGCCGGCCTTGGCGCAGAAGATCCGCACGAACACCGCGAAGAACGGTGGCCGGACGATTGAATCTCCGAATGCCTATATTCCTGGTGATGGATCGGTGGCTGAGCGGTCTGCTGAGACTGCGGTCGCGGCGGCGGAGGGTCGGACACGGATTGAGCAGCCGATTCTGTGGGATCACCGTGAATCGCCTCCTGATACTGACCTGACGGATCGTGACTCGCTCATTGCGGCGTTGCGGGTGTCGTACGGGGATTCGTCAGGGCATCCAGACGGGTGTGTGATCCACGACCCGCCGTGTGCCCCAGGGCATGTTGATCTCGAGGCGCAGATTGCGATCATCTGGGATCCAGCAACGGATGTTCAGACGGCTCGATCGGACTACCTGAACCAGATCACGTTCGCGACTAATTCGTGGCTGTCGGAACCGGAGTGGCGTGGCTGTAAGGCCGAGGATGAAGTTGTCACTCCCCGAGACGCGGTCACCCTTGGGTTCGACGGCTCGCGTGGTCGGGCGAAAGGCAAGCCTGATGCTTCGGCGCTCATTGGGTGTCGGGTGAAAGATGGCCATCTCTTCAAGATTGCCGTGTGGGAAGCCGACGAGGATCCGCGGTCGTGGGAGTCGTGGGAGGCGCCCGTCGAAGACATCAGCAGCACTGTTGCCGATGCGTTCAAGCGCTACAACGTGGTTGGCTTCTACGCAGATCCCGGCAAGGACTGGCGCTCCCATATCAACGAGTGGGAAGCGAAGTACTCGAGCAAAGTCAAGGTGAAGGGCACCGCCGCTCACCCGTTTGAGTGGTGGATGACGGGCGGTCGCTCGGGGCTGGTGCAACGAGCCATCGAGCAGATGGAATCGGCCGTCCGCAACCAAGATTTGACCCATGACGGGTCACTCGCCTTGACGCGACACGTACTGAATGCCCGACGCAGGTTCACTCGCGACAAGTTGTCTCTCTCAAAGGAAAACGACTACTCAGCCAGGAAGATCGATGCGGCCGTTGCTGCAGTCCTGGCATTCCAATGCCGACTTGATGCCCTATCCGCTGGTGCGGGACCAAAGAAACGCAAGCGGGCCACGATCCAGAGAGTGAGGTGACCGTGTACGACGATCTGACGCCGTCTGACTGGTTTGACCTCCTCGACGCAAGGTTTACTGCTCGAACCCATGAGGTGTGGCAGGACGGGCGACCGTTCGCCACGGACCATCTGTTGCCGCGGCACAAGGCGCTGGATCGGTTGTGGTCGTACTACGTTGGCGATCCTCCTCTGCCTGATGTTGCAGAGAAGTACCGTGAGATCTTTCGCGAGGAGATGCGGAAGGCGCGCTGCAACTACGCCCCGATGTGTGTGGGCGCGATGCTCGATCGCATGGAGTTGCAGGCAGTTTCGACCGCCCAGGATGAAGACACGAACGGTGACGACCTTGCCGCCGACATCATGGATGAGTCCGGGTTCGCGGCCCAGTTCAAGGATTGCCTCGCGTACATGTTCGGCATGGGCGAGGGCTTTGCGATGGTTATCCCCGGCGATCCGCTGCCTTCGATCTACGCGATTGATCCGCGGCGGTGCGTTGGAATCCCGGATCCGCAGAACCCGGTTCGGCTTCAGGCCGCGCTGGTCAAAGAGTTTGACCCCATCCGTCAAGTGCAACGTGCTTACCTGTTCCTCCCCGGCGAGAAATGGGAACTGGAGATGGGGTCAATCAATCAGTGGCAGTTGACTTCAACTACCGCTGAGCCGGTCACGGGGATTGACCATCTCGGCGGTGTGCCGATCGTGCGGTTTGAGAACGCCAATGGGCTGGGCGAGTACGAGCCTCATGTTGACCTGTTGGATCGGATCAACGACACAACCCTGCAGCGGATGGTGCTCACGAAATACCAGTCGTTCCGGCAGCGCGCAGTCATTCTCGAAGATGACGGTGACGACAATGGGGACGAGGAAGAACCGCCGAATCTTGACATGGACGGCCTGTCAGCGGATCCGGGCTCGCTGTGGGTGTTGCGGGGTGCGAAGTTCTGGGAGTCGAATCAGGCTGACCTGACCCCGATCATCACCGCAAAGCGTGACGATGTGAAGGAGTTCGCGGCCGTCACGTCGACACCGCTGCACCTCATCACGCCGGACGCTGCGAACGGCTCTGCGGAGGGCGCTGGTCTGATGCGCGAGTCCGCAACGTCGAAAATCCGCGATCGTCGCGCGCGTGTGACACCACCGTTGAAGCTGCTGTGGCGCATCGCTTTTTCCTTCGCGAACGCACCTGAACGTTCACGGGTTCGGCTGCACTGGGGTCCGATCGAGTTCCGTTCGCTGGCCGAGAAGGGTTCGGCCACCGCGCAGTCCGGAACCGCATTGTCGCTTGAGCGGACGTTGACGGACATCTGGGAGCTTTCACCTCAGGAGGCGGCGTTGGTGATTCGCCAGCGAACAGCGGACGGGTTGATGAACGTGGGTCGAAGTGACGGCACCGCAGCCTGATTACCAGACTGCGTTGGCAGTCGCTGCAGCCCAATTGGCGGCGGCGCAGGATCCGGAGCGGTACGCGCAGAATGTGGTCGCGACAGCCTCGGAGAACATGATTGTTGTCCGGGAGCAGTCGTTTACGTGGGCATCTCGACGTATCCAGCGGATGTGGTCCCAGGTAGACCCTTACGACGGGCGTGCGGTGCAGAACTTCACCGAGCAGTCCGCCGAGACTATGCGTCTGGCGCAATCAGCGACCGCTCGAGCAGCAGCAGCGGCACAGGTCCAGCAGCTCGACGCAGTCGGGGTGAAGGTGGATGCGGTTCCGTCCGATCCGCTCGACATTCGGGCGCCGAAAGTTCGGATTGCCGGTGGCGCTGTTGAGCTAATTCGTAAGGACACCGCCGTCGACTACACGCCGGAACCCTCGACGGATACGCCGAACCCCAAGCGTTCTCGAGTGACTGTGACAGTGCGGGAGTACTCCACCACGGAGATCTTCAACCGGCCAGCTCGCGACTATCGATACAACATGAGCCAAGGGTTGACTCCCGATCAGGCCATGCAGACATCCGTGGAGCGCATCGACGGACTTATCGATGACAACCTGATGCTTGCGCAGCGACTTGCTGAAGCTGAAGCTCTAGCTCAGGCAGCCAATCTCGACCGGCGGGTGATCGGGTATCGGCGAGTCATTCACCCTGAGCAGTCCCGCGGCGGGTCATGTGGCATGTGTATTGCCGCATCGGATCGGGTGTACAAGGTGCGAGAGTTGAAGCCGATCCACGGGCGATGCAACTGCACGGTCGCTGCGGTGACGAAGGACTTCGATCCCGGCGATCTCGTGAACGCGGTCGACCTGTCGGCGCTCTATGGAGATGCGCAGGGCAATCAAGCCGCTGAGTTGAAACGCACTCGCTATCAAGTGGATGAGCATGGCGAACTCGGCGCCGTACTCGTCCCGACAGCCGCATACAGGCCGCGTTCTCCTCGCGCCAAAGGCCGCGCCACCAAGGCGCGCACAAAGACTTCCGCTACCCGCGGTTGACCCGACATGGGTTTTGTTCCCGACATGGGAGAAGAAGTGACCGTACTACCTTTTCATCCGATCACGGGCCTTCAGGCCATCGGTTTCGCCGGATCCAAGCCAGTGTGGCCCGTCATGGGCGGCGCACCAGATCCTAACGACTCCGACGAGCCAGCCAACAACAACCCCGACGACGACAAGTCCGACAAGGGTTTCCCGGCCGACACCCCCATCGCGGAGATGACAGTCGAACAACAGCTCGCGTACTTCAAGCATCACGACCGCAAGAAGGCCGACACACTCAGGGCGTTCAAGGGACTCACCCCTGAGCAAGCTGAGCAACAGGCAGCCGAGTTGGAGGCGTTGCGGAAGTCGAAACTGTCGGCCGACGAACTGGCTGTGGAGGAAGCCCGCAAGCAAGCGGAATCCGCCGCAGCATCGGAGGCTACCGGCAAGTGGGCACCCCGCCTACTCAAAGCGGTTGCCGGCAGGTTCATCACGGATGAGAAGCAACTCAACTCGTTCCTCGCCATCACGGATGCAAAAGCGTTCATCAAGGACGGCGAGTTCGACGACGAAGCGGTGGTAGGTCACCTCACCGGACTCTTCGGCGAAGGCCGGGGAACTGGGCAGCAACAGTCCCGTCAGTGGGGCCAATCCGGGTCACGCCCGCCGGCCAAGTCGGCACGTGAGCAAGGACTAGCCGAGGCAAAACGTCGCGGCCACATCAAAGACGATTGAAGGAGTAAACGATGTCGACTGACATCTCAGTACGCTCCGGCTCATACCAGGTCGAGGACCGTTCGTGGCTCGTGGGAACCCACGGCGTCGATGCAACACCTGGTGTCACGCTGGACATCTCGAAGTTCACGAAGAACACCCACTACCCGAACGGGTTCATCCCGTCAGGCACCGCAATCGGCAAGGTCACCGCGACCGGGCTGTACGGCCCGTACAGCAACGCTGCGTCGGATGGCACTGAAACGTGCGCCGGGATCCTGTTCTCGTCGGTGCGTGCGATCGACACGGCAACCGGCACTGCGCTGGCCAAGGTCGGTGGCGCACGCTTCGTCCATGGTGTTGTCAACACCGCCAAACTCCCCGCGACTGTGGATGCGAACGGCAAAGCCGACCTTCCGCTCATCGTGTGGCTCTGAGAGGACCTGAATCATGGCAATCGTATTCGATGGTCCGATCTCGCCGGACGCTCTGACCACTTTCGTTCGCACTGTTCCGGTGCCGTCGAGCAACGCTCTTGAGCAGTTGTTCCCGACTCGGTTCTTCGACTCCAATCGGGTCGACTGGGCGGAACTGACCAAGACCAACCGCACGGCCCAGTACCGGTCGTTCGACGGCACCATTCACGTGTCGCAGCGTGACGCCGGCTCGGGCAAGTACGTTGAGCTGGCGCCGTTCTCCGACTCGCTGAACAAGGGCGAGTACGAGCGGATCGCACAGGAAGTCGCCCGTCTGGGTGGTACCAACAAGGAGATCCAGGCGCAGGCTGCCTACAACGATGCCGAACGGCTCGTCGGCACCATGCACAACCGCGTCGAGCTGGCGTGGGGTGACGTCCTTACCGATGGCAAGCTCACCATCAACGAGGGTGGCCTGAACTCGGAAGCGGACTACGGCGTTCCCGCCAACCAGATCACCGCGCCCGCGGGCGCACTGTGGACTTCTGCCAATCAGGCCACGGCGGTTCCACTCACCGACCTGGAGGCGCAGCAACAGATTCGGATTGCAAACGGCAACGGCAAGGCCGCCCGCGCATTGGCGTCGCGAGCGACGGTGAGCACCCTCCGTAAGAGCAAGGAGGTCATCGACGCAGTGTATGGGTCGACTCAGGGTCGCACCTCGGTCAGCCTGGCGGAACTGAACGCCCTGTTGTCCGGTGAGGAACTGCCGACGTTCGAGACCTACGACGGCACCCTGAACGTCGAAGGCTCGGTCACCCGCGTCCTCGCCACCGACAAAGTGATCCTGCTGCCCGAAGACATCAGCTCGCTGGGCTTCATGGCATACGGACTGTCGGCAACCGCCCTCGAACTCGTCAACTCCGGCCAGTCGGAACTGTCATTCAGTGATGGCCCCGGCATCGTCGGCGTCGTGGAGAAGGTTGGGCCTCCGTACCGCGAATTCACCTTCGTGGATGCGGTGGGCATGCCGATCCTCTCGAACGCCGGCCTCCTGTCGGTGTTGGACGTGGCCTGATGCCTTCGCTCATCATCCACGTCTCGCTGTTTGATGAGTCCGGGACCGTCCATAGCTTCGGCCCAGGCGATTCGGTGCCCGAGTGGGCGCGTAAGCGGATCACCAATCCGCAAGTGTGGGATGAGACGCCTGTGGTGGAGGAGTCTTCGGACGGACCTCCACCACAGGGTGGGCCGGGTGGCTCCCGTCAGGCCTGGGCCGATTACGCCGCCAGCAAAAAGGTGGCGGTCCAGGACGACTGGAAGCGTGATGACATCATCGAGGCCTGCGAGAAGGCTGGAGTCGAGGTCTGATGTTCGCGGACATTCAGGATGTGGTCGACCGCTTTGAGGGGACTATCCCCGATGAGCGGCTCGGTTGGGTTGAGAAGAAGCTGGCCGACGCGGAGACGATCCTCACGGGGTTGGTTCCGTCGCTCACTTATCCTGACGTGTCCGCGCAACGTCTCGCGCAGGCGAAGATCCTGGTGTGCGACAAGGTGCTCGAGTTGTACCGAAATCCGGACGGCTCTACGTATCGGACGCAAACCTATGGGTCGATGACCGATGCCCGTTCGTTCTCGAAGGAAGTTGCGTCGGGTCGGATGGTGTTCACCGAGGCCGAGTTGCAGTCGGTTAGGCCGCCACGAACGCGGCGACGATTCGGTTCCATTCCTGTGTCGCCTTGGGGTGTTCCGCTGTGAATACCGTGGTGACCGCGCATGTCTCGGTGCCTGTCGAAGTCGATCGAGTTGGTGATCCGGTGGGCGAACCTGCCGAGTTCGACATCGAAAACGTGTGGGTGGGTTGGGAGTCGTCGGAGGAGGTCAACGAGTTCCGTGAATCGACAGTGTCGAACACGATCTTGTGGATCCCCGCCGACGCCCCCACCATTCCCAACACGGCAACGATTCGATTCAATGAGTCGGACTGGATGGTGGACGGAAAGACCGGCGCCAGTGTGCATCCGATGTCGGGCTTTCAGTTCGGCCGCAAGCCCGTACCTGTCAAGGAGGCGTGATGGAGAACTTTCGTTACGACTACCGCGGTATGGGTGAGTGGTTGAAGGGTCCGGAGGCTCGGGATTTGGTGCGGGCTAAGGCGAATCGTGCTGAGGAGTTGTATCAGGCGATCGTTACCCGCCGTACGGGTCAGTTGGCGGAGTCGACTCGTGTGGAGTTGTCGGTCGGTGGCGCCCGGAATGATCGGTGGGTTGCGGACTTGGTTGTGGGTGCACCGTATGCGGCGTCTCACGAGTTCGGTACTCAACATCAGTCGGATGCTGACGATCTGAACGTGGTGTTGTCGATGCTGGGGTCGGTGTGACTCTTCCCGGTTCGTGGGCGCCGCAGTTCCCTGACCAAGAGGTTGTGGTCATGGATTTGCTTCAGCCGCATCTTAATGAGGTGAATGGTCTGGCTGTCACGTGGATTCCCGCGAAGGATGAGCTCGAGGCTCGGTTGAAGACTGGTGTTGTTGTCCGTGTGCATCGCCTTGGTGGTGGTGTGGACGGGATGGTTGATACCGGCACCATTCAACTCGGTGTGATCGCGAAGTCCCGTGCCATGTCGTGGGCTGTTCTGGGTCATCTTCGTGACGTTTTGCTCGACTTCGCGCCTGGTGATGTTGGTGGTGTTGCGGTCGCTGGTATCGAGGAGATGACCGGGCCGCTTCAGTTGCCGGAACTGTCACCGGATCGTCGACTGGTGCAGGGCCTTTTTCGGGTCGCCTGCCGCAAAATCCGCTAACCAACACAAGATTCACCCCGGACTCGCCCGAGTCGCGGGGCATTTGTAATGCCCAGATTCGGGCGAAACCAAGGAGGCCTCATGGCTACTTACAAGGAACTCCAGGACCGTGCTGATCGGCTGGTCCTCGTCCCCACGAACTGCGTCATCCTCGCCCGCGAGTGGGATCCGGATGGCGCTACCCCGATCACCACCGTCGTCGATGAAGATGGCGTGTTGCTCGACTTCGCTGCACTCGGTTTCGAGACGGTCGGCATGATTGACCAGAAGGCCGGCGTCGACATGAGCCCGGACCTGAAGTTCGGCGCGATCATGGGCTACGGCGCCCGCGGTGCTCGTCGCCGCCCGAAGGAGTCCGAGGACTTTTCGCTGGGCTTCACCATCCAGGAGCAGCGGTCCATCGGTACCCGTATCGCGATGAACATTCTGTCCGAGCAGATCGTGGCGGACGGCCAGGGCGGCTGGTACGTCAAGAAGGAAGACACCGACGACGCCCTGTACTGGGATGTCCTCGTCATCGCCTACGACGGCAAGTTGGGTTCGGAAATCTATCCGTGGTGGTGGTACCCGCGGATGGGATTGTCCGAGGGCGGCAAGAAGGCCATGTCGATGACCGAGGCTCTCGGTGAACCGGTGACCCTCAGCGTGTTTGAGGACGACACCAACGGCCTGTACTACCGCGGCATCACCGGCGAAGGCTGGGCACCGCTGAGCGGTCTGGGTGGATTCCCCGGCGCGACCGCGTGGGATGTGGCGATCACCGGCTCCCCGGCGGGCGGCACCTACCAGTTGACGGTCACCCTCAACGGCGACACCCAAACCACATCAGCGTTGGCGTACAACGCTGCAACGTCGGCCGTGCAGGCTGCGTTGGTGGCGTTGTCGAACGTCGGGGTTGCGGGTGCTGTGGTCTCCGGTACTCCGACCGCGTACGAGGTCACTCTCGCGAACGGGGGTGTTCTCGGGAAGGGCACGATCGCCCTGACCGGTGGCACCACACCGAACGTCACCATCACTCCCGCCTGATGAATGTTCCCCGCGCCGCGCTTCTGGTGACGCGGCGCGGGGAGCTTCACCAGAACCTCACCAGAACCTCACCAGGAGAACGCAATGGCTGCATCATCCCCACGTAAAGCTCCCGCCAAGAAGGCTGCCCCGAAGAAGACGACCGAGGCGAAGGTCGCCCAGTTCGACGAATACCGGGCCAGAGCACACGGCGTCGACCTACCTGACCTCCCCGACTTCAGACCCTATGAGGTCAAAGGATTCGACCCGCCGATCGTCGTTCCGAAGCCGAGCCTCAAAACGCAGGTTCGGGTGGACAGATTTGTCCGGGCCGGCATGCAGATCGATGCGCTCGAGGCGATCGTCGGCTCAGACAACTTCAACCGGATCTTAGACGCTTTCGACTTGTTCGACGACGGCGACCGCCTCCTGTTGGGTCTGTTCTATTCGATGAGCGACCACTTCAGCGGCAAGGGTGCCAGTGAAGTGCCGGGGGGTACCTCGGCCTCGTAGACCTCATTGGAGGCTACGGGGCGGCCCTTCGTTGGGACTTGCACCAAATGCACCTCGATTTGAACGAATGGCTTCGGGGTGAACGTGATTGGCGCGATCTGTTTGATCTGGAACCGTATCTACGGCGCCAGCAAGGGTCCGCGTATTTTGCGGCGCTCATAGAGGACGAGGACATGGCGGAGGCCATGGTCGGCCCCGACGGAGAGCTTGATCTTCCGGAACCGCCCGAGAATCCACCACATTTCGGGTGGACGCCGAAGCGAGCAGACGACGCAGAGATTAAAGACCTTCTATGGAAGTTGATCTACGTCACCGCCAGGTCTGAGAAGAAACCACCCGAGGTGTCTCGGCCTAAGTCTGCGGTCGAGCAAGTCAAGGAACGGATCGCAAAGATCCGGCATTCGGGATTCGTGCAGAAGCTCGGGTTCAAAGACTGAAACCTATTGCGCTGGAGGTGAAGTGGCAACCTATTCCGCCGGCGAAGCCTCAGTCAGAATAAGCCCGTCCCTCCAAGGATTCGCAGCAGAACTCCGGCGCGAACTGGAACGGATGGACGCCACTTTCGCCGTTGATGTCGAGGGCGATCTCACTCGCCTCCGTCAGCAATTGGCTGCGTTCCGCGAAACCGTCACCGTCGATGTGGACGGCGACCTCACGATGCTGCGTGCACGTCTCGCGGCGATGCAGAATTATCAGATCAACGTCGGCGTCAACGCGGACACGGCCCTCGCTGAAGCCCAGCTGGCATTCCTGGCTCGGGATCGCACCGCCAACATCAACGTCAATGTGAATGGCGGCGGCCTGGGGTCGCTCGGTTCCAGCATGGGACGTATCGGGCAGCAGGCCGGCGGGGTCAGCAGCGCTCTCACGTCGATGGCGGGTGCGACTGCAGGGATCGTCGGTGTCGCTTCTGCCATCGCGTCCATCGGCGGTGCTGCAGGTGCAGCCCTGGGTGCTGTCGGCGCGTTGGCGATCGGCCTGTCCTCTGTGGGTGTTGCTGGTGCCGGTGGTATCAGCACCCTGCTCGTGGGGCTGAACGGTGTGGGTGATGCGTTCTCCGCAATCGGGGATGCATCGTCGGGTGCCGGTGGGGCAGCGACGGATTCGGCCCGTGCGGTGACGTCGGCAGAGAATGCTTTGACGTCCGCCGTGAAGGCTGAGCAGCGCGCCCAGGAGGACGTTGAGCGCGCCCGCAAAGACGCTCTCGAGCAGTTGGAGGACTACAACCTCGAACTCCGATCCGCTGCTTTGTCGGAGCAGGACGCGGTCCTGTCGCTGGCGGAGGCGAAACGTGATCTCGCCAAGGGTGACTTCGATGACCCACTGGATCGTCAGCGTGCGGTATTGCGTGTCGCCGAGGCTGAGCAACGGTTGGCTGAGGTCCGCGAATCCAACGGCGACCTCGAGGAAAAGGCCGCGGACGCCCGACAGAAGGGCGTGGATCAGGCCGACGAGGTTGTTTCCGCGAACGATCGGCTGGCTGAATCGCAGCAGCGGGTAACCGATGCGCAGCAGGCGTTGGCGGATGCCCAAGCTCCCAGTGGCGGCGGCGGAATCGACAAGGTCGCCGAGGCAATGGCGAAGCTGTCGCCGGAGGCCCAAGGGTTCGTGCTGGCGATGACCGCATTGAAACCTGCGTGGGATGAGTTGCAAAACTCGGTGCAGGACAAGATGTTCGAGGGCCTTGGGGTTGTTTTCACTGACCTCGCGACCACGGTTTTGCCGACACTGCAGCAGGGCATGGGTGCGGTCGCGGGATCGATCAATGGAGCCGCACGCGAGTTCGCCGCGTTCTGGTCGTCTGCCGCCGCACAAGAGGGTTTGCAGGCGGTGTTCGCCGGGACCGCGGACTTCATCACAGCCCTACAGCCTGGACTTGCCGCACTGACCCAGGGCTTCCTCTCAATGGCTATTGCGATGGCCCCGGTGATGGATCAGATCGGTGCCGGGTTTGGGCAGATGTTCGCGCAGATCGGCGCCGCTCTCAGTGAAATTGACACCTCGTTCTTCTCCACGTTTGCCGAGTTCCTGGGCCCCGTCGGGTCGTTGCTTGGTGATGTTGTCCGGACCCTGACGGAACTAGGAACGCAGGTCATGCCTGCTCTCGGACCGTTATTGGTGGCGTTCGGCGATGCCCTGGTGACAATGGCCGGTCCGATCGGCGAACTGGGCGCCGCGTTCGCAACAGCCCTGACCCCAGTCCTACCTGTGGTCGCGGACCTGATTAATGCTCTCGCTGACGGGCTGGCCCCCCTGCTGCCGATCTTGTCGACGGCTTTGCAGACTGTTGGACAGGCGCTCATCACGGCACTGCCGATCGCCGCACCTGTCATCGAGCAGTTGGTGGGATTGTTCGGGAACCTCCTCGCTGCGATTGCACCCCTACTGCCGCCGCTGATCGAGTTGACGGCCGCGATCCTGACGCCGCTGATAGGGATTGTGCAGCAGGTAGTGGCTGCCCTGGCCCCGTTCATCACACAACTAATCTCGCAGCTTCAGCCCGTAATCACCGCTCTCACACCCGTGTTGGCTGAGGTGGGCCGGTTGATCGGTGACGCGATGGTTGAGGCGTTGAACACGATGCTGCCGATCATGGGGCCGTTCGTTCAAGCTTTGCTGGACTTGATGATGGCGATGCTGCCGATGCTTCCGGCGTGGACAAAGCTTGCCGCAGAGTTGTTGCCGCTCACCATGAATGGGATGCGGGTCATGATGCCCGTCCTGACGTTGCTGATTCAAGCGTTCACGGAGTGGGCGCAGCTGGTGATGCCGCTGGTTGTTGGCGCGCTTAATGCAGTGTCTACGGTCATCGGTGTTCTGGGCGGTGTGGTGAACGGCTTGCTCACCGTGTGGAACACCGTCATGACCGGCATCAAGGATGGCGTCACCAGCGCCGGCAGTTGGGTGACCACCAAGTTCGACGAGCTGGTCGGGTTCGTGACCGGTCTACCGGAGCGGATCAAGAACGCCGCCACAGGAATGTGGGACGGCCTAAAAGATGCGTTCAAGAATGCCATCAACTGGATCATTCAGAAGTGGAATGATCTCGAACTGAAATTGCCAGAGATAAAGGTGCCCAACCCATTTGGCGATGACGTCAAAGTAGGTGGGCAGTCTCTGTCAACGCCCAATATCGCGTTGCTCGCTACAGGTGGTGCCGTCACCGGGCCGGGTGGTCCGCGTGATGACCAGGTTTTGGTCGCAGCTTCCAATGGCGAGTACGTCATCAACGCGAAGTCCACTGCTGCATACCGGCCCCTCATCGAGGCGATCAATGCCGGCACTATCCCGAAGTTTGCTGACGGTGGAGAGATCAGCGCCTTCCCTCGCAACGAAGGACTTGAAGGTGCCCCGTACGTGTGGGGCGGTGTCCATTGGGGTGACTGCTCCGGGGCGATGAGTGCGATCGCTCGCTTTGCTGTCGGCTTGGATCCGTGGGGCGGAAGGTTCTCTACCGCCACCCAGGGCGCTGATCTGGCTGCGATGGGGTTCCAGTCCGGGCTGGGCGGCTCAGGGGATCTTCGATTCGGTTGGTACAACGGCGGACCTGGAGGCGGTCACACTTCCGGCACCCTCCCTGACGGCACAAACGTTGAGATGGGTGGCGCTCGCGGTGACGGTCAGGTTGGTGGCGGCGCAGCTGGTGCCGATGACCCGATGCACACCGATCACGCGCACCTGTCTGTGGCCGGCGCAGCACCGTGGGTCATTCCCGGCGGCGACTATCAGTCACAGACTCCGGGTGCTGACACGGTCCCTGGGTGGGGTGAGGACGGATCGACAGGCTCGGGTAGTTCTTCGAGCTCGAGCGGCTCGACCGGTTCATCGTCCCCATCGTCGTGGTCCGATGTTGCCGGCATAGGCGCAGCGGCATTCGCCAAGGGCATGGTGTCGGACCTACTTGGAGTGTTCGGCATTCCTGATTCGATGCCCCCTGCGGTGCAGGCGTACAACCAGTTCCAGGAGAACAAAACCCCGATCACGGATCCGGGAACAACGGGCAGCGCCAACGACAACATCGACTTCGCGCCCAACCCTTCGCCAGCCCCCGCAGCGCCTCCTCCTCCTGCCGCCCCTGTCGACAATTCCCCACAGGGCGCGGTCAAGCGGGCGTTCCAGCCCATGGGGTGGGACACCGGAGCGCAGTGGGATGCAACCGATTTCATCGTCACGAAAGAGTCTGGGTGGAATCCGCTAGCTCGCAACCCTTCATCTGGGGCGTTCGGATTGTTCCAGTTCCTCGGCTCCACCAAGGATGCCTATTTGCCTGACGAGAATCCTGACCCATTCATTCAAGGGCAGGCCGGCGGGCGATACATCGGCGACCGGTATGAGACACCCGTGCTGGCGCGCGAGGCGTGGGAAGCGCAGGGCTGGTATGCGGACGGCGGCTACGTGTCCGGTGCGGGTGGTCCTCGTTCGGATTCCATTCCCGCCTACCTGAGCAACGGAGAGTATGTGGTCAATTCGATGGCGACCCGCCAGAACATGCCGATCTTGGAGGCGATCAACTCCGGGCAGCAGGTGTCGTCTGGCGTCACCCACAACCACTACAACAATGTCTCCACCGCTCGTGTTGAGGATGCGTTCTGGGAGTTGCGTCAAAAGCAGGACCGCGACGCTGCGATGACCGTGACGGGGTACCGCTGATGTACGTCGCAACGATCGAACTGGAGACTGACACCGACTATTGGAAGGTCTCTGGGCCGGACGGGGATTTCGGTGCCGAGGGTGCCGAACTCGATCAAACCCCGAAAGGGATGTTCTCCACGGCGTTCACGACCCGCACCATTTCGGGGGCGTACCAGATTGGCGGGCGGGCTGTCGGTCACGAGATACCAATCCGGGCAATGACTTTGCCGTTCAACCTGTACGACATGGGAGCGGGTATTGAGGATACCGTCTCCCGGTTCCTGAAGATGTGGCGCATGGGCCAGACCGTCACCTGGAAGTACACCACTGCCATTTCTGGGACTCGATGGTTGAAGCTACGGCTATCACAGCAGATCGAGTTTTCGCCGAAGCGGGACTGGAACCTGGACGGGTATGCGCGAGCGGTGGTCAGTGCGATCGCGTTGCAGCCGATGTACGAGTCGGATTCCGATAACGAATCATGGTCCAACCCCTCTGCAGGTACGCACACCGGCTGGCTGACTCTGTCGAATCCCACGGACCAGGACATGTACTTGGAGTGGTCGATCGACCCAGCAACATCGTGGGCGTTCCCCGACTTCTCGTTCGGCAACGAGAAGAAATGGCGTCGTCCAGCCGGGGCTGATGACGATCGGATGATCGTCACCCCCGTTCTGACTCAGAAGCTTTCAGTGATGGCAGACCCGGACTACGACACATACATTTCCGAAGACCTGTCGAACGCTGCCGGTTTGTTCAACGGCGTGGAGCCGATGTACTTCGTCCCCGCCTACACCGAACCGATTGAGGTGCCAGTGATCTGCAACGGTCCAGCGGACTCGACGATCACGATGACCATGCGCCGTTTGTGGTCCGCCGAAGGGGGGCTCGAATGAGTCCGGCGATAGCAGAGCGGGTCCAGGAACTTGCGGACTTCCGGGAATGGGCGCGCGAACTCCGCGATGAGCGCATCGAACAGCGTACGCAACGCCCGTGGGTTCGACTGTGGGACGGGGAGTGGAAGTTCCGTGGCCAGTGCACGTCTGAGTTGTCGGCAAGCTTCAACTGGAAACTGAACGAAACGGGCGCGGGCTCCCTGACCTTGCCGATCGACTTCGAGGATGAACGCGGGACCTTCCTGGCCTACTGGGCTTTGGAGGAGGAGGAACGGGAAACCCGCAACATCCACATCACTGTCGATAAAGACGGTGCGCGGTGGGGCGGGAGGATGCGCAAGGCCACCCTCAAACGTGACCCTAGTGGTGACACCGTTGTTCTTGAGTTTGCCCACGACTACGAGGAACTCAAACAGATTCGTGTAGTACCGAATCCGTTCCTCCCGGTCGGGCTGATCCAGTGGCCAAAAGTGTTCATGCTCGGCGGGCCATCTCGTCATTGCCTGAAAACAGCGCTGTTCCTGAACCTTCTTCGTCTGCACGCGACAGCGTTCGAGCTCCCACCTGACCCGTTGGATCCGGCCTCGTGGGATGACCTGTCGTTTGCCGCGTGGAAGATCGTGGTCAAGCCGCATTCTCTGGGCTCAGATTCGTCGCCGTGGACGATCGTGTCGTCGCGGATGAAGTCGTTCCATGACATGGCGGCACCGATCCTCGAGGACGCCGAACTCATGGTGGAGTGCCGGCGTTGGCTGACCGGCGATCCGGAACCGTGGGAAGGCGCGAACCTTCGCAGCGGAACCCTAGTGGTGGACATCGTCGACAAGTCTGGGTTCCGTTCGGGCACTTCGTTCGGCGGGAATCTGGTCACCGGATTGACGCGGGCGATCGCTAACTTCACCAGCAACGGCATCGAGGATTCTTTCGACCTGATCACGGGTGAGCCTATCGGGGATTCGAACTACCGCTTGCCGGGGATCCTCGAGACACGACCCGCGAATCCATACGTCATCTACCGAGACGGCGATCGGACGGGCATCCAGTCGGCCGAGTTCAGCCGTACCGCCGCTGGCCCGGTTCGGGTGACTGTGGGTGGCCGCTCAATGCCGGGCGTGAACGAGGTCATTGAGGCCGCGGTGGGGTATGCCGGCGACGTCATCGGCGACAACCTTGTCATCGGCGGCTACGGTATCGGTTCCCTTGGTGGCGTGTTGAATGCGTTCCTAAAGCCCCTGTATGAGAACTCGATCCTTGCATTCACCACCTGGCGCAGCATCGCTCGAGCTGAGGAACTCGGTTGGTCCCACTACCTCGAGACGATGGGCTCTGGTGTCACCCAGGCATATACCCCCTCGGCGATCATGGACCTCCGCACCCGTTTCCGCGAGACGCGTGCCGAGACCACCAACAAGCTCGTGATCATGGATGCTTCGCCTTGGTTGATCGGTGATCAGGGTGAGGGGCATTGGTTCCTTGGTGACCGGATCGGGTCGACCATCAAGTACTTGGGCACGCGGGTGTTTGTGGACCGCGCCCAAGAATTGGATCTTGGTTGGTCGCGGAGTGATGCGGTGACGTGGCAGGCGACGTTGGGTGACCCGCGTGCGAATGAGGACTGGCTGACGAAGCTCGCGCGGTTCACGAACAACTTCTTCAGTGATCTCACTGAGCTGGGAGTGATGGGCTAATGACCGACGACAAAGACGCCCAGATTGAATTACTCACCCGCGCACTGGTGTTCGTGTTCGCAACCGGTACCGAGTTGCCGTTCGCCACGTCGTTGGTGATTGTCCAGAAGTGGGCGACAGCGTTGTATGCGTTGGGCGTTCGGCACGACGATACCGTTCTGGCCGATGAGATGCCGCCAATGCCGCAATGGCTACAGGCGGCGGCGAAGGAACAGGTCGAGGGGCGTGAGGCGATCGGGATTGTTCCGGCGGATGGTGCTGTGCCACAGGGGTTCGCGTCGGTGATGAAAGCTCCGAAGAAACGTGCACCGCGTAAACGTCGATAGCTTTCACCGCGTGTGGACGGCCCCGTTCATCCAGGCCGCGGTCATGCGCGGCTGGTGGCAGTCACGCCGCGACGATATGGCGGCTGCGGATCGGGCGCGGGAAGAAGCCCGCGTCGTCCTGTTCACGGCCCGAATGCGGGCAGCCGATTTGCACACAGACATCAAAGACTTTGGGAGACAGCAATGAGTTTCAGAACCGCTTACGGTTACACCCACTCCGAGAACGGCTGGCGGATGTGCAACCGCGACGAATGCGTGTTGGTCCCAGGCCCCTACATGAACACAGCGCCCATCCGTTCTGGTGCTGCCGCGGTGATCCTCGGGGACTTCGCACGCCGGTATCACGCGGAAGTGGCGCCACTCATCTCGCCGGTGTGGGGTTGGTCCGCGCAGAACGACGTCGGCAACTCGAACCACCTGTCCGGTACCGCGCTGGATCTCAATGCCACGCAATGGCCGTGGGGGCAGCGTCGGATGCCGCAGTGGATGATCGACAAAACCAACGCGCTGCTCGGCTTCTACGAGGGCACCATCTTCTGGGGTCGCAACTGGGACCGTGCCGACGAGATGCACTTCCAAATCGGTGTCCCGGAGGGCAACCCAGCGTTGGGTCGGATCGTCGCGAAGATTCAGGGTGGCGGGGCGAAAGCAGACACTCTCGACGAGGCCGCGGCAACGGGGTTTACAGCCGCATTCATGGGACCGATCGGGTCTGACGTGAAAGACATTCGATCACAACTGACCGGTGGCCGCGATTCCGGCGAGTACCCCGGTTGGAATCAGATCGGAAAGCGATCGGCGGCCGATGCCCTCGCCGCGATCCTGAACGAGGTGTCGAAGTAATGGGCACCTCATGGGCTGACGTCAGCCAGTACCAGCGCGTCGTAGACGACAGCTACCCGCACCCAGTCTTCGCGTTCCGCAGCAACAGTGGTGACGTGGCCGATAAGAACGCCGCCGCCAACCTCACGTGGGCGCTGAACAGCAAAGTTCAAATCATCATCGTCTACTACTTCTTCCGGCCAGGGCAGGCGAACTGCGACCTGTGGCGGGAAATCGTTACCCGCGGCGGAAAGATCGACCCGCGCATCGTGTGCATGGTCGACGTCGAGGGCGACCGCGGAACCGTTGCAGGTGACAACAGCGCCGAGATCAACGACGAGATCGGCCGCGTACAAGGATGGCTTGGCGGCAAGCGGGTCATCGGCTACTACAACCCCAAGTCCGACCCAGGATTGTGGGTGACTCGCCCCAACATCCCGTTGGTGATCCCTCACTACAACGGCACACCGGGCCAGTCCTACGACTACCCAAACAGGTTCGCGCACCAGTACGCGGACAACGTGGCGTGCGCCCCCTTCGGTCCGTGCGATGCGAACTACACGGCCCTCTCGGTCGACCAACTCAAACAGCTTTTCGGAATCTCAGGAGGATCTCCCGCCATGTCAGACATAGACGCCATCAATGAGTTCACCAAGGCCTTCAACGCGCCGATTGGTTCCGATGTCAAGGACATCCGCGAACAGCTCGTCGGTGCTCGCGACCTCGCGTACAAGACCATCGCGGGGAAGAAGGTTGTAGACATCAACGCTTCGTTCCCCGGCTGGCCGCAGCTTGGCGGTCGGACGGCTGTCGATGCGCTCGCCGCCATTGGTGCAGCCCTTGGCATTCCCGGATTTTTCGACCCACTCGGGGTCGTGAAGAACACCAACGAGAAGAAGGATTGATCATGAATGCTCTGAACATCCGGTCGGCTGCTGACCTCCGCGCTTTCCTCTAGCGGATGTGCTTCCAGCTTCTGTAAGAGCAAACGTCGTACGCGGTGGTCGGCGATACGAAGAATTGGTCAGCGAGTAATTGGTACGTCTTACCGGAGCGCCTGAGTTCGCGCATCGCCAGAACTTGATCGTCGGTGAGCTTGGAGTAGGGGTTGATCTCGCCGCGCAGCCCGCCGTGACTGTGTGAACGCTTGCGCACCTTCATGTCTGCCATGTTCTCGGCGTGCGTGCCAACCAGAAGGTTGTTGGGGTTCACATCCCTCGGAGTGTCGTTTTTGTGGCGGATCGAATACCCCTTAGGAATCGGGCCAACCCATCGCTCGTAAGAGTACCGATGCGCGTACATGCCAGCACCACACGCAGCCATCCACCCATAGCCGTTCACAACGGGCCCAGGCCACAGCCAGGCGACTCCTTCGGGAGGTGGCTCGCCGGTACCCATCCGCGCCGTCCACGCGTCCTCGAAAGAGGTGTAGTAGCGCTGGCATTCAGCAAGTGGGTCGCCGTAAGTCTGAAAGCAATACAGATGGCGGCGGCAATATCCGTACCCCTTATGGGGCTTTTCGCATTCCGCAACAGAACATATTCGGGCCATAAGGTCCAATCTACAGGAGGAGCAAATACCATGTCAGCTCTAAATATTCGGTCCCTCGCAGATGTTAGAAGTTTCCTTTACGTGCTGTGGCCGGTTGTCTCGGCGCTGCTCGTGTCGTACGGCGCCATCGACGGCAACGAAGCCTCGCTGTGGGGTGGCCTGGTGACTGCGGTCCTCGGCCCCGTCATCGCAGCCATCAACGCCAAGAACCTTTCCGGGTTCCGCACCGCGTTCTATGCAGTCCTCGCCGCCGGCCAGGCCATTGTCGTTGGCTACGGCATCGCGACCGATGAGCAGATCGGTGTGTGGCTGCCGCTGGTGTCGGCGATCGTGGGTCTGTCGACTGGTGGTGTCGCCGCTGCGAACACGAAGACAACCGAGTAAGTGACCGCGTGGCTCACCCCAGATGCTCTCAACGGGTTGACCGTTGGGACTCTGGTGGTGATCGGGGCGGTGGTGTTCTTGATCGCCGTTAATCGTCGGTGGATTGTGTTGCGGTGGCAGCACCTTGACGCCTTGACGATGCGGGATCAGGAGATCGCCAGGCAGGCGGCGCTCATCGCGGGGCACAACGAGGCGATGGCGATCAAGGACCAGACGATTGCCACACAGGCGGAGACAATCCGCAACAACAACGCCACTGGTGAAGGTGCGTTGAAGATGCTGCAAACGTTCCGGGAGTTGACGGCAGGTGGCGGCTCATGATCTTTTCACGCGCCTGCCAGCGCAGGGAGAGGAAGCGTGCTGAGGCGTCTCGTGCCGCCGCGGCTGCTCAAACTGCGGCTGAAGCTAAGTCGTTGGTCGATGATGCCCAACGCACCTA